TTCCAGAACTTCTTCATCGGGTTCTTTCTCCTTTCCAGTAGTAGTTGGGGTTGTATTTGCAAAAGCACCCGCATCTTTCATGGGGAGCATATTGCCGTTGATAAGATACAGATCGCCGCCCTCTTCCGCGGGGATACGATCCAGATTCTCCAGCTCGCGGATGTCGTTTGCAGACATCCAGCCATTCTGACGACCAATGGCATAACCGTTCATACGGCTCTGATAGTCGCCACGGAGCAGACCCTCCAAGTTGAATTTCACGAAATATTGCTCCTTTTCGGAGGCAGCAAGCAGGACGCGCTGTATGGACTGCTCCCACCGAATGACCCAGGGGTCTAAGGTGTATTTCACGAACTCAAGGGATTGCTGCTCAATATTGGAAAAGCTCGATTTTTCCAGATCACCGACCATATGTGGCGGCACTCGGAAAATTCGAGCAATTTCATTGATTTGGAATTTTCGGGTTTCCAGGAACTGTGCCTGTTCCGGGGAGATGGAAATCGGCGTGTACTTCATTCCTTCTTCCAGAACAGCAACCTTATTGGAGTTGCTGCTACCACCAAAGGCTGCCTGCCAGCTTTCCCGGACTCGCTGGGGATCTTTAATGGTGCTGGGATGTTCCAACACACCGCCGGGAGTAGCACCATTGGCGAAGAACTTAGCACCATACTCCTCACAGGCGATGGCCATGCCGATGGCATTTTTGGCCATGGCGATGGGGCTGTAGCCGACGAGTCCGTCAAACCCCAGGCCAGGGATGTGCAGGACGTCTGTTGGGGCCAGGTATACAGAGGCTCCGTCCATGGTGGGTGCGTCTTCTGAGGTAGTGGTGTATTTGTAATAAAGCTGCCCGCGACTGTCCCTGTCTACGGTCATGCGGTTAGGCATCAAGGGATACAGAGCTACCACTTCGCCTTTGCCGTTGCGGATCACCTGGGCATAGGCGTTTCCCCAAAGCAGCAGATGGGTCATGAGTGTTTCACGGAATACAAAGGAGGACATTTCCGGGTTCGGCTCGTCGTGGAGCAACCGATACAGAGGATGATCCAGCGCTTTCTCCTTACCACCAGCATTGTTGTAGCGGTATAGGTGCAGCGGAAGACCAGCAACGGCCTCGGCCAGTATCCGAACGCATGAGTACACAGCCGTCATTTGCATAGCAGAACGCTCTGTGACAGGTTTGCCAGAAGTGCTGTTGCCCATGAAGAAGCTGTAGCTACTTCCAGCGGTGCGGTTTTGAGGCTTGTCCCGGGATCGGAACAGGCCAGAGAAGAGACCCATTATTCCTCACACTCCTTCAATCGCTCTTTCAGGGCAGTAAAAAACGCCTTGCCTTTAATGGGGAGGCCTTGAACAAGGCGCTCCTCTTCAAATGCAAAGCGTGTGTCCAACTGCTGGACAGAGTAATTTTTCAGATAGGTTCGCCAGGTTCGCTCATCCCATTCCTGCAGTTTTCTCCACAGATCCGGGAAATGCTTCCGCAATCGCCGCAGCTCATCGTAAGACTGGAGCGGGCAACACCAGCAGGAAACTCGGGTGAAGATGTCGTACAGGCCGTCCCAGTCAAACCCTCTTTCTTTGCAGTAGGCCAGGCAGTCAGCTTCGGTCATGCCCCATTCCACCAGAGGGTATCGCTTTTCGCGGATGCGTTTCGGCTCATCGGCTGCGATCCCAATGTACTGTATGACTTCATACTCTTTATTGAGCTTGGCAAGATGGAGGTCAATGACTCTGGTTTTGAGGAGCGCTGTACACCAACGCTTCCTGGGGCCGGGCCAACTCAGGCCGATGTTGCCGATCAGGGCCGGGTTCTTTCGCTTGGGAGTATGCTCCAGCATATAGTATTCAAAGGTTTTTGTCGCCTTCAGCCTGGTGATGGGCTTGCCGATATAGGCTTCCAGTTTGTTGATGTGGTCATACATTTCAGGAAATTCCAGACCAGTATCGCAAAACAGAATTTGATCTATGGGCCATCCCTCTTCGACCATACGAAGAAGCATGGCTGTGGAGTCTTTACCACCGGAGAGGGAGACCACGTGTAAAATTGGCTTTTCCATAGGGTCACCTCAAATAAACAAAATGCCCCGGTCATCGTAGACCGAAGCACTGGTATCATTGCCGCAGCGGATCGCTCTGTCCAGGGCCATAATCGTAGCCACTGCACCGTCGATCTTTTCTGTGGATTTTTCTTTGTCTGGCTTAATGTTGCCAGCAGGGTCAGTTCGGATGAAGATGTTATCCATCATCCATCGTAGGACTGGGTGTCCGCCGTGGGCTATTTTTTCTTCCAGGACCAGCTTCATTAGCTCCTTTGTAGGAGGAGACATATCTTTGAAGCCCTGGCCGAAGGGAACAACGGTATAGCCCATACCTTCCAGATTCTGCACCATTTGCACGGCACCCCAACGGTCAAATGCAATTTCCCGGATGTTGTATCTTTCGCCAAGCCGCTCTATGAATTTCTCGATGTAGCCATAGTGAACCACATTGCCCTCGGTGGTTTGCAGGAAGCCTTGGCGCTCCCAAACGTCATAAGGAACATGATCCCGACGCACACGCAGATCCAGGTTATCCTCCGGTATCCAGAAATACGGCAGCACCACATATTTGTCATCTTCGTCGGTAGGAGGAAATACCAGAACAAAGGCTGTGATATCCGTTGTAGAGGACAGGTCCAGACCGCCATAACAGACACGGCCTTCCAGATCATCCTCGTTAGCAGCAAAGGCGCATTTGTCCCAAATGTGCATGGGCATCCATCTGACGGCCTGCTTTACCCACTGGTTCAAGCGGAGCTGACGGAATGCATTCTCTTCGCCTGGGTTCTGCTTGGCAGACTCACAGGCATCTCGAACCTTGTCGATGCCCACCGTAATACCCAAAGAGGGGTTTGCCTTTTTCCAGGTTTTCGGATCGGTCCAATCATCGGATTCATCGGCACCATAGATCACCGGATAAAAGGTGTGGTCAATCTTACGGCCTTCGATCAGATCTTTTGCTTTCTGATGGATCTCATAACAGATAGATTTGGTGTCGTTGCCGGCGGTAGTGATCAGAAAGTACAGCGGCTGCATACGAGCGTCGCCAGAACCTTTTGTCATTACATCGAAGAGCTTCCGGTTCGGCTGGGTATGCAACTCATCAAAGACAACACCGTGTGTATTGAAGCCGTGCTTGTTTCCAACATCGGCAGAAAGCACCTGGTAAATACTCCCGGTTGGCTGGTAGATGAGGCGCTTCTGAGAATCCAGTATTTTTACTCGCTTGGAAAGGGCGGGACACATCCGAACCATATCCGCAGCAACATTGAAAACGATAGATGCCTGCTGGCGGTCAGCGGCGCAGCCATATACCTCCGCGCGTTCCTCACCGTCGCCACAAGTTAAAAGCAAGGCAACCGCAGCGGCTAGCTCCGATTTACCTTGCTTTTTGGGGATCTCTATGTAGGCGGTGTTGAACTGTCGGTACCCATTGGGCTTCAAGGTTCCAAAAACATCACGAATGATCTGTTCCTGCCATTCGATCAGCTCAAATGGCTTCCTTGCCCAGGTGCCTTTGGTGTGGCAGAGGCTTTCGATAAAGGCGACCGCATAATCAGCAGCGTCCTTGTCGTAGTAGGAACCTTTGGCCATGAACCGGGTGGGCTTATATTTTTTCATTTTCCTGATATGCGTCACCTCCGAAACAGATATAAGAAAAGACCCTTGGCGGGTCTGAAAATCATAAATTTATATGAAATTGAAACCGCCATAACGAGGAACAGAGCCGATCGGCCCCGTCCTACTATGAGGTTTGCGGTTTACTTCATTGCCCAGGCAATGGCGTGGCCGTTATCAATGAAGGTTTCATCTGAGATGCGCTCCAGCTTGATCGGCCCCTCGATGGAGTGGTCGTTGGTAGTGAAGCGGTAGGTAGCTCCGTAGTAGCAGCGACCGTTGGGGTTGTAGTAGTAACCGGCGATCAGAACCCGATCATCAAAGGTGAGGATCGCACCGCCGTTGTGGAGCATTTTCATTTCCAGCATCTCGGGGGTGGTGATTCGTTCCAGTCTGTAGGCGTCGGCCTTGGCTGCGGTTTTGGCTGTCATTGTGTTGTCCTCCTTATTCTTGCTTACCGTCTGA